GCACTATTTTTAAGCGAGTGAATCTTGAACCATGATTGTTGTCGCTAAATTAGCCACTGCACTACCACCCGCTGTATTTTTAAGCGCAGTGAATGGGAATGTGCGAGTTAAACCAGACGCGCCATCAGTTACATCAGCACCGCCAATTTTAACGCGTGACATAGTAAACGATACAAAATCAGCCGTTGCAGTGCTATCTGTTGTTAATGCCACAATGATAGACACTTCGGTTTCATTGATAAAATAATCGCGGAATGTTGCGTCAGTGAAATAAGCACTAAATGTGCCTGTTGCGCCTACAACGCCTTGAAATACGTCTGGGCGTGTTAATGAACCAACAACTGCATCAGCTACTGCAATATTGCCGTTGATGTCAAAGTCAATTGAAGTAACAATAGCAACGGGTGTGCCTGCAACAAGCAACAAACCATTTACACCAGCAGTTACGCCACCAGTAGTGATCGCAGTTGGCGAAGTTAAAACTTGTGATGTGCCAGTGGTAACGTTTAATCCGACCAATGGAAAATCAATGGTTGCCATGCCGTTTGCAGGGATTTTAACCTGAGCGTTGGTTTGCATAATGTCAGTATAAACCTCTGACTGTGCAACGTCTGAAAACCAATGTTCAATAGTGTAATAATCCTGTGTTTGGCTTGTTTCTGGCACATAAGTGTATTTGCCGGGAATAGCAACAGTTACACCAGTAACTGAGGTTGCATTATCTGCAAGCGCACTACCGTTTAACGTTTTAACTGTTAATGTGGTTGCTGTTACAGCAGTCACCAATAAGTTTTTATTTAAATTAGCCGCGTTAACGCTGCCTGCTGTAATCCGAACCACGTTACCAATTTTAATACCACCAGTTAACGGGTTGCCTGTTTGGAATGTAATAACGCCAGTTGATGCAACAATAGTTACAGCCGCTGCGGTTAATGATGAAATCGCAACAAAGTCTTTACGCAATACGGATTGCAGAAAGTCTTTATATGTTCCCGCTGATAATTCACCGCTTAATGTACCCGTTGATTGTCTTGAACCATGACGGAAATCAGCAACTTGTTGATCTGGGCGAATTTCGTTTGACTGGAATGTTTCTTTAGTCAAGTTGATTGTGCTTGTGACACGTCTTAATTCTTGACCGCCACTGCCTGAAGCTGCTACGCCTAAGCCTGTTTGTTTTTTGTAAGATACAACTTTTTTAACGCCTTGTGCAATTGTCATTTTGTAACCTCTTATGGATAAATATCTGCTGAAAAATAAATTGATACCGGAATTTTATAAAGCACCCCGTCAATCAATGCCGGTGCAATTGATGGTGTCTTGTCAATAATAACAGTTACACTGCCGTTTGTTAAACTTGTACCGCGTTTAAAATGATTAACCAGTAAATCAACGCGGGTTGCTGCTGTTTTTGCGCCTACATTAGCTGGATAACACAATAGCACCTGCATAAAACCTTTTACGCGATAATGATTGCCGCCTAATGTTGGGTTTAATGTATCTGCAATCATTAAATTAACTTGCTGATATGCTGTGCCAACGACGGGCGTAAAAGGTACGTTTTCCCACGCTGTCGCAAGTGCAGGCGTTAGCGCATTGAGTTTTGTTTCTAATGCGGTACGGATCTCAACTAGTGCCATTTAATAACCCCTCAAAACGTGCAACGTTTATTCTAACCATGCCATTGGGTGATTTTGTGCTGTGTCCATATTCTAATGGCTGAATGTATTGCACGTTATTGGTTAAATACACAACACTTCCAGCTCTGCGTGGAATAGTTCTTTGTATTTTCTCATCCGACCCGTTTGCATCTTCACCGACAAAAGGCGCACCGATTGTGCATTGCCAATTATTGCGAGCGTTTCCGCCAACGTAACCTGCTGGTGCTGATGCTGGATTTTTCCAAGTGCTAGGTTCGCCAACTGGTGTATCTTTTCTAATTCCAATAAATACGCCAAGCGTTGCCATTCTTATTTGGTCATCAATGCGACCATTAGCACGCGCCACAATTTGCGACATTGAACCTGTCATTTTCTCACCTGCATTTCATAAAGCGCGGGTAATTCACCCGACCATATATGACGAACCGCCACCACTTGATAAACTTCACTATCGACGGTTACTTTATCGGCTGGTTGTGGCGTTGGTGCGCCTAATGCCGCGATCATTACCTTTCTGTCGCCTGCTTGAACTACGCCACTAATAAAATCAATTCCGTTATAGTCTTTGATAACGGCAGTGTGATTGGTTGATATTGTTGTTCCGCCCGATAACTCCCCTGTTGTTGGGTCATAAGTACCTTCAACAATAGACGTTAGCGTGATTGATTTGCCAAACTTATCAAGCAATTTATCTGCTGTGGAGCGAGCGCGAGCATCAAGTGTCATGTTCTCACCAATGATCTCGACATATCGTTGCCTTGTTGTTTAAAAAACACGGATAACATGGCGTCAATTTGAGCATAGCGGGTTTGTTGTGGTGAATATTTATCATATTCAACTTCGATAACGTCTACTTTTTCACGAATAACGCCTTGCGTTAAATCCTGCATTAAAATGGCTGTGTAAGATTTTAATGCTAATTCAGCACACGCATTTTTTACAGTAGTTGGCACAATGTCAAAATCTACATATTGCGGAAAAACATTTGCCGATAATGAATCAATTAATGGAACGTATAAACGCGGCCAGTCAAGCGACTGTGTCGAGTATCTGCGATAACCCGCATATTGCAAACGATATTGAGCCACCATGTAATCTGTGGCTTTGCGCAGTAATTGCTCTTTTGTTGTTGCATCTATATCAGACCAATCAACATTTCCATGATTGGCATGATATAAATTAGCTTCAGCTAAAGACGTATAACTATCAGCGTTTGATAACCCTGTACCATCTTCAACAATTAACATTGTTATGCGCTTACTTCAATTCGTGTTATGTCAACGCTTGCATGTACAATGTGCGTTGTGCCAATAGCGGGAGCTAATAAAGCAATTAAATTTCCCGGTGCTACAATAACTGCTCCAGATTCATCGTGATCTACTTGTCCAAGACCTGCTGTAACTGTTCCTAAAGATCCTACTGGTTTATATAAAACAAGTGAACCAACTAACCCTGTTAATGCTTTACCAATACCAATTTTAACACCACTAGGAGCATCCGCAATTAAATTTCGTGAGTTAACACTTGTATCAGTTAACAATGTTAATGCAGACGCTTGTTGTCCAGTTGCTACATACCACCAATAAGAACCGGAAGCAGGCGTTCCAGATAATGTGGCAATGAATTCTCTATTAATTGCAATGTTTAATGTTCCGCCATTAAAAATAGTAATTAATGGCGTTGATGTTGCAGTTAATGTTGCCGTTGTATGCGTTGCAGCTAATGTCAAACCTGTTAATGGCGTAGAAATTACAAAAGCCTCGCCTTCTGCTGTTTTTTGATAATATCTACCATGATTTTGTGAAACAATTAAATCACCTTCTCGTGATGATCGTATAACTGGATTTGAACCATTTGCGTTTGATTGTTTTCCAACTTGTGAATTTGATAACATAAAAACCTCAATAATTTGAAATTGTTGGATCGTTAAATAACATATTTAACGAATTTTGCCCTTTGCCTAATAGTTCACTTAATAAAATATTATTTATAATTAAGTGTTTTGTCATATTTAAAATTGTTTCATTTGTTGCAATATTAACATCAATTGCTGAGTTTCGTAATTCATCATTGGTTAAACCATTGCACAAATCAGCCATTGCATCGCTGCCATCAGCTTTTCTAAGCGTTGACATTGGTATTTTTACAGCGTCGTTATTGATTGTATAAGTTATTGAGCCGATGTTTGATATTTCAGTGCCAGTTGGGGCTGTTAATGGCGTTAAAGTATTTAATTTAATTTCAGACATTTTGTAATTCCGTTGATATTTTTAAACCGCCAGTAGTTTGATAAGCATCAAAAAATTGTGGCGTCCCTTTTACAGAATAATTATAAGCAACTGGAAAGCCTAGAAATGACATTATACAATTTTTAAAATCAGTTGTTTTTTTATAAATAAAATGAGTTCCAAGTGGTATATCTATGTTTATATCTTCAATTTCTTGAATTGTTGATGTGTCTCCTTTATCGCCTTTTAACCCTGTGTCGCCTTTTAACCCTGCTGGAAATGCTTGAACAATTATTTCTCCAACTGGGTTAACAGTTATATTTTGTTTTTGAACTGAAACATCAATAATATTATTATCTGTTGTAACTTGAACAACATTTGATTTTATAGAATTAACATTAATATTATTTTCAATAACTGAAATATTAATTATATTATTTTCAGTAATGACGGTTATCATTGTTCTGACCTCGTTATTTGAGGAACTACAATTACTTTATCTTTATAGTCTGCAATAGGTGGTATTACTGTTGATAATCCGCCATTTACGCCAGCTTTTTGTTGAATATCATAATAATAACTTCCCGCAGGAATATCTTTAGTAATTGATGCAGGAACATATAAAAAACAAATTCCGCTTAAAGGTTGATCGTTTGGATTATCTCCAACAGTTGAAATAAATTGCAATTCAGCACTAGCATCATCTAAATCGAAAGAAGATTTTAAGGTTAACCAAAATTTATACCCAGTAATATTTTGAGCGTTTCCGTTTAAATCTTTTATTGTCAATTCAATTGGGTAATCGTCACCAACTCTAAAATCTGGTAAATATTTAGCCATAATTAATCCTTAACATAAATAAAGGCGGGGGAACGCGAACAGGAACGAACGCGAACCCCCTAGAAAAATTAACCTAGCAACGTAGCAACGTGGTTTGGTTTCCATACTTTTACGCCATACAAACAACGTACTTCAAGCATAGTTTTCATGTAACCTTTATAAACTGCAATTTCAAATACTAAACCGCTTGTTGGGTCTTGTACTGTCATCACGTCAACAGCAGAATCACCACCGTTTGGCATTGCAGGTGGG